GATTGTAATGCACTACCTTCTGGATATAATAATCCTTGACTTGGTAGTTCTACAATTTCTGTAGGGAAATCGTTTTTCTTTGCAACTTGTCCTTGATATTGATCAATTGCTCTTGCTTTTAATTCCTCTGCAGAAATTTTATTAACTTCTGCCATTTGTTCCGTGGTTGGTTTTTTACCTGGGTATTCTTCGTTTACATTTTTTGCCATAACTTGTCTTCCTCTTATTAAGTAACATTTAATATAAATATGCTACTGCCCAAAAAAAATCCCACCATAAGGTAGGATTTTTAATGATCTTATATAATCTTTGATCTAGAATTGAAGGATTGCATAATCATATTTAATTGTTAATTCAATATTAACTGCATCCTCTGTAGCCCAATCCATATCACCAAAGGTTGCGGCAGAGATAAAAGCACCTTTAATTGTCCATTCCTCAACCTTATCACCTACAGGTCCTAGTGTATTGAATACAATATCTTTCTTATAGAAATCACTATATCCATCTCGACCAGTTACTGATTCGTGATGTAATCTAACCCATTCCATTACTGCTTGCGCTCCAGATGGAACAACTGGATCATATAATGTTACCGTAATATCTTGCCATCTAGATTTTCCTTTTAATTTTCTCTCAACATTAATGTGATCTAAAATTAATTCACCTTGATCAATTGATGGTCTAGATGCAGCTTTAACTATGTAAGCTGGAATACCTTCTATATACATAATAAACCTATTTGCTACTTTTGGTTCATATGCGGTATACATTATTTCATTTGGACTTAGTAAATCTGCCATTTTTTTATCTCCTATTTATTTAATATAAATATACTCTAATCAACTTTTTTTATCTATTATTCTGGAAATGCTGCACCAGTCGGTAAGATATTAAAGTCAATAATTATAAATTCTGCTGTTCTGGTTGGTTGCAAGAACAACTGTCCTACCATTTGGTTTCTATCAATTACATCTGGAGTATTATTTGATTCATCCATTACAACTTTAAAGGCATGTAAACCTTGTCTTTGTTGTACACTTTCTAAATATGGATTAACAATACTTAAGAATCTATTTCTTGTTTCTGCCGTATTTTGTTCAAATACCAAGAACCTTGTCGCAGAAGCAATAAACTTCTTAGCTGCAATTAATAATCTTCGAACATTAACTCTATCTAATGCAGATGCTTTCTTCTGTAATGTTTTTTGTCCAAATGCTACTACTCCACTATTAGGGAAAGTTGCTAATGGATTAACACTACTATCATATAAAGTATCTCTATTACCATGAGTTAATTTTCTTTCTGGTTGTATTGCTCTATCAATTCCACCTCTATTCAAACCTGCAGGCGCAAACCATTCAGCTGCTACCTTATCATTAAATGCATAAACACCACCCATTGCAATTGAAGCTGGAACCCAAACATTTTTAGATGCATAATTATCTGCCATTTGTACCCAAGGCCAATAAACTGCTGCATAATTTGTATCTCTTCCTGATGCTTCTGTAGTTGCATCTGTTATTGTTGATGCAAATCCAACTGGATCAACGATTGCAAAACAATCTCCTCTATCTTCACACATTTGAATTGCTGAAGCTGCTACTGTTGAATGACCTGCAAATGCTGCAATTACTCCTGGTATTAATAATAAATTAATATCATATTCATCTTGATTTGCTAATAAGTTAATTGCATCATTATATGCTACTTTACCATTTGCATCAGATGCTAAATTATATCCTTGCGTATTTGTTGCAGTTAATTTTTCATAAAACATTTGTGGATGTTGTACATTACCATCTGAACCTCCTGAGAATGTTCCTGAAGCTGCCATTGGTAAACTTGCAGATAAAGCTCCTTCTCTTAAATTACCATTTTCATCTAAATAATTTAAAGTAGTTCTATTAACTGCTACTCTAACATATTTTGATTTGTTTGGATATGATCCTGAAGCTTGGATATATGGTGTTATTGTTCCAGATCCTCTTAAGTTATTTTTTGAATCTCCTAATCTCTTTGCAATATAATTTGTTGAATTAGGATCTAATGATAAATTATTCCATGTTTCAAGAATATTTTTTCTTTTGATTGTATCATTACCACTTCTAATATATAATGTAAAAGTACCTTTACTTACATTAACATTTGCAATTTCCCATCTTAAATTATCTTTTGAACCAGAAACTAACATGTTATTTGTTGTTGAATCTGCAGTTGCTCCAACACCTGCAGTTGATGCAGCGGATTGGCCACTATTCAATATAGCTCCGTCCGATAATGTATGTAATTTGAATGCAGATGTTACTCCTGATGTTGATGCAGATACTTCCGAATCAGCTCCACTAAATGCTCCAGCCATAATTCTAACTACTGTTAATGAATCATGATGTCTCAAATATTCTTCTGCTGCCATCGATGTTAGGTATGTATAATATCCAAGATTGGCTCCTGAACCACTTTCAAATACATCGCCAAATAATTGTCTATACTCAGCAAATGATGTTACCATAGTTGGAACTAATGCAGGTCCTTTTACGGTAGGTCCCACAACTGCTGCACCTATGTTTTGTATACCAGCCGGTAAGAATGATAAATCTCTTTCTCTGGTAAATACTCCAGGTGATACTATTTTTTCAGCCATTTAAATTCTCCTCTTTTTATTTTTTAATAAATATACTTAAATGACCCCAAACCATTAATTTGCTGGTGAAAAAGTACCAGATTCTAAATCAAGTGTTCCGCGGCCATATTTTTCATTGAATGTTTTAACTAATTCAATTTCTGTTTTTTGAATATTGGCATACTCATTGTTCAAAGTTTCTTCTATTGTTTCTAAATTATTAGCCTTTTGATCATGTAAAATTTGTTCTAATTTTAACTCTCCAAAATTTGCTACTAATTTAGACATCCTATCACGTAACTCTTGAACATCTTTTAGTTCTTTTTCTGTAAACTTTTTGTTTTCTGACATAACTGTTCTCCTTTTATTAACTAATAATAAATATACTACTTTAACTCCAAACAACCATTAGACTACAACTCCTATACCGGTTCCAGCTGTAACTGTAAATACTGGTACTACCATTGGATGTGGTACTGTTGCTCCTACTCCTAAACCCATAACAGCTGTTTGAACTGTTCCTGATCTAACATATAAATCAATAGCACGCGATATATCACTTGCTAACTCTCTTGTTGTAGTTGCTTTATTAGGTCCTGGTTTTAATGCTTGTTTTTGGAACGCTGCATATATTGACATATATAATGCTGGATAATTTAATGGCATAACTTAACTCCTGTTTTGAACTTCTTGTTCTAATTTTGTTATCAATTCAGCTTCTGAAACTATTGGATTATATTTACTATTAGGTGGTGGTCCAAAGTTTGCAGACATTACATCTGATTCATATTCAGAACCAAATTTAACTTGTTTCACTGCAAATCTTTTCTGTGCTGTTGATATTCGTAACTCATCTTCATTTAATAATGTTGCTTTAGTACGTAATGGTAATGTTGCTCTTATTGTTCTATCTTCACCTGTATTGTTCATTGTTTCAAATGAGTAATCATCTATATTTGTTTGAAACTTCCATGTCGTACCCCATGCAAAACCTCCTACTGGCATAAGTTGTTCTATTACCCCATTTAATTGTTCTGTATATGTACACCATATTAATAATTCATATGATACTTCAACAAATTCTGGTACAGCTGTTATATAAAACTCTTGTGTTGGTTTTGCATTTGTTATTAATCCAAATCTATCATATCTATTTGCTTTAGTGAATCTATTTTTTAATACCATTGCATTACCTGATGGATTTTTATTAACATCTAATTTTTTTAAGATATCTCTTTCGGCAATACTATTTCTTCTAATAATTATAATAGGTGTCATTAGTTTGCCTTTTGTATCTCGTAGATATCCATGCTTCTGTATCATACTCCATTTTTCACCATTTGCATATTGAATAGGTACTGAAAGTATATTTCCATCTTCAATTACAGTTGGTTTTACTATATCACGAAGATATGACATAATAGCATAGTCCACATCATAAATAGTACATGACGGCGTTTTAATAGTATCAGTATCACGCCTAACTTGATTAGCTCTATTTATTTTTTCATCTCCTGAAAATGAACTATATGATTTATTTAGTCTTAATTTTCCCATTTGTTATAAATTCTTTGGTAGTATATATTCTTGATTAATTCCGCCTGTCCTTACTTCTACTAGATTTAGTTTATTTCGTTGAGTTACATGCGCTTCACATATAACTGCAATACTTAAACCAAATTCTTCTCTTTGTCCTCTAACATATCCTAAATCAGTTGATGGATTAGTTCCTCTAAAATATTGAGATGATCCTACTTTATCAATTTCATAATATTCATTATCATAATTTAATATATCACCTTCTTCAACAATAATTGTTCTATCTGCAAGATAATCTCTAGAAAAAGAAAATATACCAGTTCTAGTTGAATCTAACCCAAAATCTTCTGATACCATTGTTTTTTCATCTTTTTGTACTAAACATGGAATAGCTAATGGATTATAATACTTTTTATTCATTGATTCACCATACATATTTTCTCGTGTATCTTCTAATACCAACTTGTATAGTTCAATTTCAGTATCTATAAAATTGACAATAAGTTCATTATTTATATGTCTTATAAGACTTGCATCTCTTGCTGATCCAAATAACGCCATAATTACCCTACATATATTTTAAGTGGTATTTTATTCATCTGCTGTTGTAATGCATCTGATTCCGCTTGTTTTCTTTCTAATTGTGCTTGCTTAGACATTGAATCAAGTATCTCTTTAAGTTCTGTTATAAGACTCTCTTTTTCGGCTTGTCCGGCCGATAAA